ATTCATGGAGAGCCAGATAGACCCAAGCAAAGCAATTCAGTATTTGATAGATACCGCACCCTTGTACGCCCAAGCGAAAGCGGATCGCCTGTATCTGGAGGAGTTCCGCAAGTCAAAGAAGGCTCACCTGATGAGCCAGGCAGGGACGGAAGTTCTGGGTAAACAAGAAACCTTTGCCTATGCCCATGAGGAATACATTGAAGTGCTTGAAGGAATAAGAGCTGCCGTAGAGAAAGAAGAGAAGTACCGCTGGCTAATGACCGCTGCACAAGCAAGGATCGAGGTCTGGAGAACCAATCAATACTCAGCCAGAATGGAAATCAGGGCTACGCAATGAACAACAAACTGAACGCAAAGGAAAGACTACACCTAGCAAGGGTGAAGATGCTTCCCTGTTCAGTATGTGATAAGTCAGGACCTTCAGAAGCCCACCATTACAAACAAGGTCTGCAATATACCTGCATAGCATTATGTCAAGATTGCCATACTAATTCAGTATTAGGCTGGCATGGACAAAAGAGAATATGGCATATAAAGAAAATGGACGAGATTGATGCCTTAAATAATACTATTAAACGATTATTTGATGCCCAGTCTGAAAATAATAATGCTTTCTAATATCAAAAGTTTCAAAAACTTTGAACTTCCAAAAATTGGTTAAATTGGGTTTGTAAAAAGTAAATGCCACTTTTTTGTAAAACCCACATTTTTAGGGTTTACCCGTAGTTTTTTGTTTGTGAGTACTCACTTCGCAAAAATACGTTAGTTGGTACTCACTTCGCTAAACCTCAAAACAGCGCATGAGACATAACCTAATGATGCCCCAAGAATGCAATTAAAACCCGTTTTAAGCGCTTTTTTTGCATTGCCTGGGTCTACTATGCTTCAAATACTTAAAACCGATTCTAGAAGCTTTTTTGCCAGATCTGGAAAAGTAAGCGCTTACTTACAAAACACTTTCAAAAAAACCCTGATTTTTAGGCCAGGGAATTTATAAAAGGGTTTTAAATGCTGTCAGTAAGAACCCAGCAGCTCTTTTCGTAAGCTTCAAAAACGCAAAATTTATCGTCTGTTTTATCAAATGGTTTAATTAAAACACCAGGTTCACCAGACGGGTAAGTGAATTTTTCAAGTATTTCACCCAATTTTGCAGGGTCACAATCGTAAGCCACAATAGAACCTATTTTCATTTTTTCCCCTTAGTGCAAAGCATAAGACACAACATTGTCTGTCCAGCATTCCCGACAATCTAAGCAAGCCCCGTTTTGACTAGGCGCTTTGCATGGTGAACCCATGGGGGTTTTTGTATGCACATTAGATGCTGTGATGCCTGGCACATTTTGCAAGCTTGTGGGTATTTGTACGGGCTTGTCGGGGTACATTGCCGACAAACGAACAACTAGGTTTTTGGGAATGCTGTTTTTTCCATGCTTTGCAATATAGGATTTTATAAACCCGTATTCCCTTGTCGGTAACCAATGCATTGTGTCTGGTGTTGCCTGGCACACAGCAGCAATTTTTTCCAAGTGTTCGAGGTTTTGTAAATCACCGCTGTCGTGCCAGCGAAAAAATGAATCATTCCCAATATGGGAAACCATGCCAGACACCCAGAATTCCCCGTTGATGCTGTCCAGACGGGAAAATTGGGCGGGTTTAATGTTGTTCTCATACATTTTATAGAATCCCTTGTCGGCATAGCATTTTGAGCAAATGGAACCTGGCAATTGGGCCATTTTGAACCCTGTCACGCAAGCTTCTGTTGGCAAGCTGTAGGATTTACATGGCATTTTTGACGTTGACGTGAGAGAACCGCAAGCAATTGCAGCCTGGGTTTTTGTCATTGGGATAATTGGGATAATTTTCATATTGACACCTATTAAAAAAGAAAAATTAGACAAAAATTTGCTTGTAAATTCCAGGGTATAGAACCTTTAAATAATCTGCAGCCTTTTCAATTGCTTCATCAATGTTGCGGCTTAGAATCATTTCAGGTTGACCTTGGTCAAACAATTGGATTGTTCCGTCTGTGTTTAGTCTTACTTGAACAATTCCCTCTCCATCACAACAATAAGTTCCGATCTGGGGAATTTCATCATAATTACAGCCTGGCCAAAATTCCCAATTGTCGAATTCTCTAGCGATAAAAAATTCTACGGGCTTGCTTGCTGGTTTTGTAGAATTAAAAACAGAGCATTGTCCGTTTGTATACTCTTGAATCTTTTCACCTGTCACTATGTTGGCATACATAAAGGCAAGGTTTGTGAAATTGTGGGGCTTACGAACCCATGTAATTGTGTCCATGTCTATCCCCTTATTTAATTAGAACGTCAAAATACGCAAGCATAAGAGCTAGCGCACCACAAAAAAGAACAATGCCCACAATTGCTTCAATAATTACAGTTTTCATTTGACCAGCTCCATTGTGTTTTGTGAGTTAAAACAAGTGATATCAAACCCTAGAGCTTGAATATCTTTAAGGGATTGTGATGAAAGGGTTTTAGTGCCAGCAATACGTGCGAACAACTTAGCAGCCTGGCAAGCTGGGTATGCAACAGTATTCCCATACTGTGTGCGAATTTCAATAGTGATTGTTTTCATATGAACACCTATTAAGAACCTAGGAACCGCCTAGTCGGTATCAAGATAATAACGTACGTCAACAAAAAAAAGCATAGGGACATACCCTTAGAACCTCTGTTTTCAGTTTGATTCTGTAGCTACAATTGGAAAAGAAAAGAAAGGGGTAGACCATGCCATGTTGTCCTAATGTAGTAAGGGATAAGACAAGGGTAAGGTAAGACTACATAAGGGACAGAACAAGGGAAAGGGTATTGATAGACCTAGACCTAGAAACACATAGAGAAACTTTACAGAGACCGATCTACTCTCACCCCTTGCACACATGAGACAAGATGCGAATGCGAATCATTCTCATTTAGATTTACTGTACGGATATACAGTAGGGTTAGTAAGTAAGGGTAGGGTTTACCCCCCCCGTGTGTAAATCGGAGGGGGTGCTGTGGCAGGGGACATAAACACATATCAATCTATAGGTTGACCCGTAAACACACATCGAATCAACACTCAAAGCTAGACCCCCCTACCCCCACCCCCAACAAAAAAGACCATCCTCGAAAAATTTTTGTTATAGTATGATTTTGTGGACACAGAATGAAGATAAAGATCTATACCAACACCTCTGAGAAGATTGCTGAGTTGAGTGAGATAACGTCAGAGAATCAGCAGGGTTATGCTAAGAAGCATGGATATGAGTGGGGTAGTTGTTACTTTGACTACGCTAGATTCAATGATGTCATTTTGGACAACATGAGGGATATGAGGGAGCAGTTATCCCGTGTAGATGTACTGATGACAGTGGGTGCTGATGTGATGTTTACCAACTGGAAGATAAAGGTTGAGGATATTCTGGTTGATGGGGACTGTGTTGTTATTGCGAGGGAGAGGACAGGATGGTGGCCTGTTAACAATGATGTGATGCTATGGGTTAATCGTCCTGAGACATTTAGGGTGATAGACCAGATGATTGAGGACTATGATATTTGGAAGCAGTATGTCTGGAGGACTCAGCAGCATATTTGGAATATGAAGCAGGAATTAGATTGGGCTGATAAGGCTATTCGGATAGTTGAGGCTGAAGTAATGAATCAGAGTATGAAGAGGTGGCAGATTGGGGAGTTTATTGTCCACTTCTATGGGATGTCTATTGAAGAGAAGATAAAGAATGCTTATGCAATGGCAGCATTATTCCCTGATGGTATGCCTGTGTTTAAGATAAATAATGAAGGCATTTTGCCTAATGTTGTTGAATAAGGAGAAAGATAATGGCTGGTTTCCCAATGAGAAGAGCGTTAGAAAAGAAGATAGAAAGCCTTGGAGGGATAGAGTTCGTTACCGCACATATCTCTCAGGGAATGACTATTGGACGCTTGGCAGAGTTTATAGAGTGTTCTAGGCCCATGCTTTCTTTTTGGATCAACCATACGGATGAGAGAAGGGATGCGGTACTCGCTGCACGTAAGCTAAAAGCTGAGAAACTGGCAGAAGAAGCCCTAGAGATTGCAGATGAGGCTGATGAGACTTCTAACTCAGGAGTGAATAAAGCCAGGCTACAAGTCGATACCCGTAAGTGGATGGCCTCTAAGCTAGACCCTGAGAACTACGGAGACACTGCTAAAACCCAAGTTAATATCAGTTTGGGTGATCTGCACCTCCAAGCTTTAAAGCACATGGGTAAGGCTGAAGAGGTAACCTTGGAAAACAATGGCTCATAATCCCTTTATCGAGTTCATTAAACTATACAGAAATGATCCTGCCCTGTTTGTTAAAGAGGTTCTAGGAGTAGAGCCTGATGATTGGCA